TTTCTCAGAAGAAACTCCAAACATAAAAGCCTTCTCCATCTCAATGGAGTGAAGTTCCAGTGTTTCCCTCTTTGATTCCAAGTACTGATCGCCAGTTCTCAGCGTGGTGAGCTTTGCAGTCCTTGTGATCTCAAGCGGGGTACGAAAGATCTGGGTGTAGTTAAACCATTTGGTCGGATCGTAAGCAATGGTGTCAGGTATGTTTGCACCCTCGGCGTTGATTGAGCCGTTGATTAGAATTCTGTCAGCATCAGCTAAGGTCTTACTCTGAGTAGAATTATCATCATCCTCAATTAACTTAACTGCCACATAAGAACTCGCGCCATTAATTTGCTTCGCCACAACCTTACCAATAACATCAAGAGTAAGATCACTCGCATCCCTCAGGATAACCTCATGGCCAACACGATACTCAGTAACATCAGATGCTGATATCTTAACATAAACGATATCATTATCAGTACCTCCACTTACATAAGGAATACTAAGTGCCGCATCTGTGTAAATGTTAGTAATATCACTTGCCTGAAGTGGCAAGCTTTTCGTCCACCAGTTGAACTCCGGATCAGAAGTCCTCTCATTGCCCAGCTTACTCATAATTGCAGTGATCGGTGCTGTTCCATTAGGGAAAAGTCTAAGGATCATTTCCCTCCAATTTTTAGGCCTTTGATCGGTTGCCCAATCTCCAGTGCCTCTCATTCCCATAAAAGCCATTTTAACTCCTCCTTTTTAATTCAGTTCAATAATTCTAAATGACACATAAACATCAAGCTGTGCATCACCAGAAGAATTACCAGCATACTCCCCGCTGTTGTTAAGTATTGCAAGGTTCTTATTAACTGCAGCACTGTTGGCAGCAATAGCATCCTTCACAGGAACTGCCCTTGTAAGTGTATCAACTGTCTGGTCAATAAAGCCAGTAGCTTCAACTGTACTTACAGTAATTCCACTGCCATCATCATAGTCAATTATCAAGTTATCAGTACTCTCTGTAAGTACCTCAGTTCCAGCACTTAGCACGAGAATAGCTCCTAAAAACTCAATAAGTTTATTCAACCCTGGAGCAGCAACTAATTCCACTGGAGTTGCTACCAGAGTTTTAATCGCTGCTGCCAGAATTTTAACCCTACGAGTCTGAATAGGTCGCGACTCATAGTTGTTATGTGGCAGCAAGTGATTAAATTTACTTTCAAGTTGTCCTTTTAAAGACATAATTCACCTCCTTACTGTGGGCCACATTCAAAGTGTTCAAGAACCAAAGCACCAGTCTGATCAGCATTTGCCTGAAGAAAATGAAAGTAGGGCACCACAACTATAGCATCAGTAAATGTATAAGCAGCAACTGTTACTGGTGCAGCTCCATCAATCAAGTATGTCACAACTCCAGCACTTGAGACTCTGATTTCAAGAGTATGAATCGCTGTATCAGCCCAGTTATTAGTTGTGTCAGTGACTACAGTAGAAGCATCACCAATAATAGTTTCAATGGTGATATTACCACTGATTACATTAAGCACTGCTGAATCATTATAGTCATCAATGTTAGCCTGATAAGCCTCAGCAAGACGAAAACCAAATGCGCAGTCATCAGTACCACTTACATTGGCAATACTGAAACGACATTTAGCAAAAAATGCCTTGTCAGCTCCAATGACAAAGGTAAGATTGCTGGCAAGAATTCCAGTACAAATCTCAACTCCATCATTATCAGCCTGATCCATTCCTACATCAAGACCAGTTGCGGCCAGCTGTGGGCTGAGAATAGTCTGGGTTCCAAGAATGTGATACTCAAGAACATTCCCTCCCTGAAAACACATAACATTCTCATCTCCACCAGTTCCAGTAGCAGCACTTCCACTCTTGCTTGAAGAGTTAGGTGCACTCTTAAATGTTTCAATGAAACTATCACTCTGTGCCTCTGCTCCACGCTGAGCAAAGATTCGATAACTTCTTCCATCACTATAAAATGCCACAAAGTCATCTTCCTGAGTCAGTGAGATGTTCTCCCAAGCACCGCTCTCATTATTATCCTGTATTGTCAGAGTATAAAGTCCTCCAATACTTACTGAAACCCGTACTACGAAAATCTTACCTTCTGCCTCAGAAACATTTGGCAGAGTAAAGGCAAAACTCGAAGCACTAATGTCAGCATCAATTACTTGGTCTCGAATTGTCATAGAGTATGCAGCAGTCTTTGCAGCAAACTTATTCATAACAAGACCATCATCAATTTTTCTGGTTATTCTTTCCAACGTCATTTTTTATCCTCCTTCTTATCCTTCCGGTAACATAGCATTAAGATCGGATTCTAATTCATCCTTCTTTGGTTTAGACTTTCTATTACTACTTTTATTCTTACCAAAAGCAGGTTTCTTACGATCACGAACTTCTTCTTTCTTTTTAACTTCCTTTGTTAAGTTTAAAGCCTTCCTTACACGAACGTTAGTTTCTTTAAGCATATCCTGAATCTTCATTTCAGGATTCTCAGAAGCAACTACATTCGCAACACTTGCCACATAATCTTTGACCTCTGCAAGTTCAGGGTTGTCAGAGTAGAATTTCTCTTTAATTTCATCTGTACTTGCCTTACGAGTAAGAAAGTTTCCAACAACATCTGGGATACTTTGAAGAGTCTTTTGGGTTGAGTTGATCTGAATAACTTCAGAGAGATTAGTAAGGAACTCAGTAAACTTTTCCTTAGAACTCATGATGTCCTGAGGGTCAAGGTCCTTAAAGGTCTCAGCAACAGTCTTAGGTAGAACTGGTTTCTGAGTCTCCTCTTCAGCTTTTTTAGGCCCCGAGAGTTCATTAATCTTAGTCATTAAAGAAGCATTCTGATTCTTAAGAATTGTTAACTCATCATCATCTTCTTTCTTTTCAGGTTCTTCCCCTTCCTCTTCTTTCTCAGTTTTCTTATCTTTATCTTCAACAACTTCGTCTTTATCATCCTCAAGATCTTCTTCATCACTTTCATGAGTTTCTCCTTCATTAAGGACAACTGTCGACTCTTCAAGATCTTCTCCAGACTCTTCTTTCTCCTCTCCTTCAACTACTTCTTCCTGCTCTTCTTTCTTCTCAGCAGGAGTATCATCTCCTAATCCTCCCAAAAGATCATTGATTTCTTTTTCAACTTCTTCATTCTTTTCTGACATAACTACCTCCATGTTTTGCTACGTTTAATTTTTAAACCTAGCATTTAAATTTTAGGTGTTCTCCAAGCTTCCTGCCAATAGCCATTTTCTGAAATAGTAGGATCACCATCTATGTTGACCAAAGCAAGAATGTCTCCTGCTGAACCTTCAAAGTCAGCAAATGATCCTGAACTGTTTAAGTTGAACTTAGTAACAAGTTTCTCAATCGTCACATTAGCATCAACAAAGTAGATTATTTTAAGTTGCCCATTAGTACCCTTGGTAAAATTAACCAGAGTTTCTGTAGTATCTGAACTTAGGTAAATTACTTCAAGTTGAACATTGCCAATATCAGTACCGATTATAAGAACAGTTTGTCCAGCAGTAAGTGCTACTTCAGAAACTGAGGCTGAGCCACTTATCCCATTAACCACTGTTTCAAGAGCATTAAGTGCTGCTCTTGTCTCCCTTCCTATTGACCCAAGGTCACTAACAAAACTCGTAGTATCACTTGGTAAACTTGCATTAAGTGCCATCTTTAACCTCCTTCTCTTTATCCATCAAAGCATTTTCAGCATCAACTAAAATGTCACCAAAAACATCTTTAAGTTCTCTTATAGTTATAACACTTCCCCTTGTCATTTCGTGTGTGATTCCATCTTGAAGTTTCTCTTCTGCTTCTTCAAGAGCATCACGACGTTCTTCAATTCTTACAGTTAATTCTGCAAGGAAATCTTGATGAAGATTACCCTCCATAAACCTTCTAATCCCTTCTGGACTTGTCTTTGGTAATACTTGATGCATAAGTTATCCTCCAATAGGTGCAATGTTGCCTTGTTGAACTGCTTGCTCAATCCCAGCATCTTGCTCAATCTGTGGGTTGATATCTCCACCTCTAATTAAAAAATCATTAACATTCTTAGCCCCATTGTTCCGGGCTATGTGAGTAAAGATTCGAGTCAAGTCAAACTTCTGGGCTAACCCTGGATTTGTACTTATAATTTCAAATAACTTCATCCATGACTGTGAGTAGTTCCCACCTGGGATACTACCATCTCTCACAACCACATCAAAGTCGACAAGGATTTGATCAGGAGTAACCTTAGCCCTCCCACGAGAAGTTTTCCCTTTAAGCTCTTGGAGAAGTAAGGTCTGCCAATCACCTACAATTTTAACGTAAGTATCCTGACTCATAAGTTGCTGTGAGTGATAGCCAAAGAACTCACCTATGTCCTGCATTGCCTGCATTCCTATGATCCTTGCAATCCTCTCAAGACGAGAAACCGCTCCTGCTTGAGTCCCTTGGAATTCTTTAGCAGTTAATCTATCAGGACCACCCTTTCTTAAACCACCCATTACTTGACTATCTGTCCCTGCAACCTTCTGCATTCCATCAATTATCCAAGAAGAATCTGCAATGTTAGCACGTGTGATGTCAGTAACCTGAAGCTGCTGGACTGCATCTTGAATACGTCCTCTTCCCCATCCAGGTCTACGCATTCTTATCAGTTTCCCAGGTTCTGGGTCCTTAAGGTCAGTCGAGTTAATTAAATAAGGATCATAAACTATCATATCATTGATAGCTTTCCTTACGTTGGCAATGTGAGAGTTAAACAGCCAGTCAAGTGTCTCCTGCAGTCCCCCAAGAATCTCAAGTCTACTTAGTGGCGCCGTAGAGTAACCATCAAAGTCTGGTGCGCAGACTGCAATTGGAAATCTATCATGATCAAAGTTAGCAGGTGTTGCCTTGGTAATTACTTCATCCTGACAAATCTGAAAGAACCACTTCTCAGGAATGTCCTTATCCCCAAGTCCCCAATCTTTAGGAATCAACTTAACATACATGTTGATTTCATCCACAGGACTGAGAACAGTTGTGTTCTCACTTCTTGTCATACCAGTCTTAACATTCCTCCCAGAATTCTCAGATGAGTAAATTGAACTCTTTCTTCCCCTGAACCTCTGAAGAAACCTAACATTAAACACATCTTCATCAACCTGCTCTTCGGAAAGAAGATCATTGTAATTAGTATGACGCATCCAGCCAACGTATTCACCCTTCTGAATGTCATTAATAGGCACGTTGACATCTGGAAGGAATAAGTATGGGTCAATGTTTAGAAGTGAGTTACCTTCATAAAAGATTTCATCAACTTCTTGAACTGTCTCAGTTTGGAAGAGTCCAAAGAGACCTCCCTCCTTAACCTTCCTTCTCCTTGTTCCCCTTCTTACTTCCCAAGTAGGATGCACGATTCCGATACCATAAGCAAGAGCATCCCTAAACATTGTGTGAAGCTGAAT